ATTTTGCTGTTGCAGGCCTCTCTTTGTGCTTGCTTTTCTCTAGTTGTGGAACCAATCAGAAAACTGGTACAGCAGTATAAACAATCTTCATGAGGAATTAAAAGCGTATGAATAAAAAATACGAATACAACGGAAATATTTATTGTGAAGATGATTTATCACAAGAAATATACAACTATGGTGGAGATTTAGATGATTTATTTTTTGACTTGTTGAGAAATAAAGATATTGAAGAAACTACTTATTATCACGCTAAAGACGCTTGTAGTTCCGATGAATGTTATGAGGATTACAAAGAATTAATTAAAGAAGAATATGAAAAGTTAGGAATTGAGGTGTTACAAGGCTATGAATAAATACCAAGAAGCGTTAGACAGAATTGTGAACACAATCGCGGATGAAAAAGCAGACGGATATTATGAACCAAGAACCGTAGGAGATTACTGTTGGAAATCAAGAACCATTTTGCAAGAATTTGTTGATAAAGCAGATTCATTTGAGTGGATTCCTGTTTCTGAAAGACTTCCAAAGGAGCACTATAGCATATTCGCTCATTGGTATGGAACAGATAAATGGAAAAGGGCATATTGGAGAACAACATCAGATATAGTGATTGTAACTGTTGAATTTAATGACGGTAATAGAGTTGTTAAAACATCATATACGCATGATGGAGAGTGGTATGACGAGAAAAGAAACAACAACCGTAAAGTTATAGCATGGATGCCGTTACCTAAGGCATATATGGAGAAAGATAATGAAACAAGATGAAATGACAATTTGTGAGTGTATCGAATATTTAGATTCAATGGTGGGCGATGATAAGGATGTTAAAGATTGCCTAGATTACATTGAACGTAAAGCGAAAGCTATGGATAAAAGATTGAGAGAATATAAATACATTTTTGAAGAAGAACATCCATTAGATGGTAATTCATTCGGTTTCTTACATTTTAAGATGTATTCAAACAGTACTTTAAAAAGAATGACAAAAGATTGGTTAATTGAATATATCAATGTTCTTTATATCAATTGGAAGGGCACAGATAACACATATGAACGTGTTAGTAGATTAGCTAAAAAATTGTATGAAAAAGCAAAATTCTATAAAGAAGCTAAGGAAAAATTAGAACATGAAAATAAGTGCTAAAGGAATGTTTAGGAAATTATGGTATAGACAAGAAAAAGCACTAAACGAGCGCTTTATTTCATACAAAAAACCTTATGGAACCGGTTTCATTTATATTCAGTTTGATTTAAAAGATAAAACCTATGAAGCATTTTATTTAGGTCAAAATGGTAGGATTTACCCACAAATTTTAAGCATCAAAGAGATATTAGCTATTCAAAAACAATTTGAAGAATTAGGAGATGAATTTACTTATGAATGCAGAACAGATGTTTAAAAAGCTTGGATATACAAAACGTGTTCGTGTTTTTGACGATTTTATTGTGTATGAAAAATAAATGAATGAATTGGGGTGGATTTAATGGGAAGAATACCAATCGGAATCAAAGAATGGAAGCGCAATCCAAAATCTAATGTGTTGGAGTTATATTGCAGTACACATTATGGAATGCGATTACTAGCAGACATTGAACTATTATATGACTCTACATACAGATGCCGTTTAAATAGACAATGGAATCAATACGATATCGAAGTATTGCATGGAACACAGGAAGAAGTCAAAAAACAAATCGAGAATGATGTTATTAAAGCTTTTGAAAAGGAAGCGAAAGCGTTAAAACACCAACTCACAATATATGAAAATTTTATTTATAGATTTAAAGGAGAAGAAAATGATTAATAGAGTAATTTTATGCGGTCGATTAACTAAAGATGTTGAAATTAGAAAAACAACAAGCGGAAAAACAGTGATTGCCTACACTTTGGCAGTTGAAAGAGATAAAGAACATACAGATTTTATTAATTGTGTTGCGTGGAATAAATTGGCGGAGTTGATGTCACAGTATACACATAAGGGTGATATGGTGGCGATTGAAGGTAAATTGAATACACGCTCATATGATAATCAATACGGAAATAAAACATATATCACGGAAGTGGTAGCGGATAGTGTGCAATTTCTAAGTTATAAAAAGAGCACAGAACAACAAAACCAAGCACCTAACACAAATACATATAGCCAACCACAACAGGCGCAGAATCAACCGCAAAGAGGTTATACACAACAAAGCTTAACACAACAGGCAGAACAACAAGCGTATTATGGCAACAATAATGATTCATTAGATATTAATAGCGATGATTTGCCGTTCTAGTTATGAAAAAGTTATTTATTATTTACGTAATTTATTTTGTGATAGTATATGCGATTCTAACGGGTTTAAATGCACCCGTTGGAAATCCGCTATTGAAAGGATTTTAGAATGAATGAATATTGTAAAAATGCAATGACAATGAATGATAAATACATGCGTGCATTAGACGAAAAATCAAAAGAAAATGAAGATACAGTTAATCATCCATCACATTATCAACACGGTATTGAGCCTATCGAATTTATTGAATCACACGATTTTAATTTCAATTTAGGCAATGTAATCAAATATATATCACGTGCGCCTTATAAAGGGACAGAGTTGGAAGATTAAAAAAAAGCAAAACGATATTTAGAAAGAGAAATAGAAAGGATGGAAAGAAATGATTAATTGGATTTGTGGAGCTATATGTGGAAGTTGTGCAACACTTCTTCTATATAGCCTATTTGTAGGAAAAAGGATTCAAGAAGAACAAGATAAAGCGTGTAAATGTATATTCAAATATGAAGAATACAGGCGCAAGATTAGAACTTTAGAATATGAAAAAAAGAAATTAGAGTATGATTTGAAATCTGCTCAACAGAGGTAATCAATATGGATTATATGATGTTGAACGACGATAACGAATGTGTCGGGTTTGTCAGTGATACACAAGTTATGCGTGATTTAAAATTAACATTCATGCAATTCAAAAGACATGTGATGTATGGAAAAAAATACAAAGGCTACACGTTAATTGAAGATGAATCATGTTCTAGAAAGTGGGAACACAACAACGATTTAGAATATAGACTAATCGCAGAAAGCAAAGAAGGTTGGCGATGGTATGCAGTAAGTAACTTAACGGTTATGAGCGTATCACCTAAAGGAACAAAAAAAACGCTCAAACCAAGGAAAGATGGAAGCGTAAGAGTAAATGGACATATATATCATGTAAATCGCATATGCTATGAAACATTCCATGATACGAAATTGCCAAGAAATAAAATTGTGAAGTTGACAGGAGAAAAAAATATAAAAAATTTATCCGTACATAGTCCAACAGTAAACGTAAAAGGTAGAAACAAAAGAGCGGTAATAGTTGATGGCGTTATTTACGATTCACTCAAAGAATGTTCAAACAAAACATATTATACGGTGAATACGATAAGCAGAATGTTAAGAGAAACAAGAAAGAACACTTTAGGAGTTGAATATGTCTGGTAGCATTTTAAACGGACAGGTAAGAAAGTGCGCACAATGTGGTAAAGAATTTAGAATATACGGTTTAACTAATATGTGGGCGTACAAAAAAACATATAAGGGAAAAACACATTATATGTGCTCGAATAAATGTTATGAAGGATGGTTAGATAAATGGATGCCAAAGAAAAAAGAAAATTGATTGATGAACATTTCAAGGAATACAACGATATATGCAATCAAATTGAAGAGCAACGATGCAAATGGACAGAAATAAATAACAAATTATATGGAATCAAGCCGATTAATTACAGTGGTATGCCTAGTGGATGCGGTGTCGGTAGCGAAGATAAAGTAATAGAGTTTTTGGAAAGATTAGATGATATTGAAAAAGATATAGGAGTTTTAAGAAAAGAAAGAAAACAGAAAAAAGAAGAACATCTAAAAGAAATCAATTGCTTGGAAAATTTAGTTTCGAGAAGAATCATCAGAGAAATTTATTTGAACCGACACAAGGTAGAAGATTTAATGAAATTAATGAATTACAATCGTAGCAGTGTATTCAGACTAAAAAATATAGCGATTGATGAATTCGCAAACTTGATACTATAATGGACTAATTCGGACAAAAAAGAACTAGAAAACATGGTAAAATAGTAGTGTCCAATAAGGACGACATATTACATATTCCTTAACGTATGTATAGAGTCACTAAAAATGTAACCTTTTGATAAGAACCACGTACTAGTTTATGTGGTTTTTATTATTTGTATGGTGTATAGGAAAAAAGTCGCAAAACGGCATACAAAGAAATTAGAGAAATTGACGAGCCTTTTCTAATAATTTGATGTGCCTATGTGATTACATTACTGTTCGATTTTGTTTTCATTTTCAATAAGTCCTTTTGATAGATTAAAATACCTCGCCTATGCACCATAGAGATACGCTACACGATGGAAGGAGCGCACAATGCAGATTGTAGAAATGAATTTATCGGATTTAAAGCCGTATGAAAATAACCCTAGAAACAATCAAGAAGCAGTTGATTACGTGGCAAGTAGTATTAATGAATTCGGCTTTAAAGTGCCTATTGTAATCGATAAAGATAATGTAATTGTGTGCGGTCATACTAGATATTTAGCTAGTAAACAATTAAAAATGAAGAAAGTACCGTGTATTAAAGCGGATGATTTAACAGATGAAAAAATTAAAGCGTTTAGACTAGCGGATAACAAGGTATCAGAAAAAGCAGAATGGGATTACGACAAACTAAATGAAGAATTAAATGATATCTATGATATAGATATGGAAAGTTTCGGATTTGATATTGATTTTGTCGATGAAGAATATGAGCATATTGTAAACCAACAGGAAACACAAAGAAGAGTTGAGAATATTGTAAATTTGCAATACGGACAATTTAAAGGTGAAGGTAAATATGATATCCCAAAATTAAAAGCGGTAACAGATTTACCACCAATCAAAGAATGGATTGGATTCAATTACGTATTGTCAGATAACGACCCTAGCGGAAAAGCGGTACATTTCTTTATTGATGATTACCAATTCGAAAGAATTTGGAACAATCCGCAACAATACGTCGATAAGTTGAAACAATATGTTTGTGTGGCAACACCCGACTTTTCACCATACGGTGATATGCCGTTAGCTACACAGATATTCAACATATATCGAAAAGCATGGGTTGGAGCATTCTTACAGGAGCAAGGAGTTACAGTAATTCCAACAGTAAGAGCGAGTACAGACCCAAGAAGCTTGGAATTTTATTTAGATGGAATACCAAAAGATGGAATCGTTATTATTAGCAATATGTGGACAAATGACAAGGAATCTAGAAAGTATTTCTTAGATAACGAGTACAAAACGATGATGGAAACGCTACATCCTAGAAAAGTATTCATTTATGGTCGTGAATTTGAAGAAATTACAGATGATAACGTGGAATATATAGAAACGTTTACGAAAGGAAGATGGAGTAAGTAGATGGCTAAAGGTGGCAGAGGTGGAAAAAGAAGAAGGGGAAATCCTAGCACAAATGATAAATTTAGTCCAAACGGAGTTGGTGATTCAGTACCAAGTTCATTAAGTGAAGCACTAGGTGCAAAAGGAAAGCCAATGAGCGAAGCTAATGCATGGTTTGATGCAAACCCTTATTACAGTGACAAATACGCAGAATTTAGTTCGAATTGTCAAAGATGTGTATTTGCGTACGAAATGCGACGAAGAGGATACGATGTTATTGCACAACCAACGTATAAAGGTGATGAGATGCCGAGAAAATGGACAGGTGCAATGAAAGGGATGTCGCGCGTTATGGTTGGAAGAACAACGGAAAAAGCGACTATCAGAAATATAAAAAATCAAATGTCGAATTGGGGAGAAGGAGCACGTGGTATTATATACATAAAATGGGCAGGAAAAAAGAACGTTGGTCACGTAATAAATTGTGAACAAAAGAATGGTAAGTTGCACATTTACGATGTACAATCTAATAAGAGAGTAACAGGTGTGAAATACCTAGAAAAATACTTGCCACACGCAACATTAAGTCACACGCAGTTATTCAGAACAGATAACGCTACACCAACAGACGACATGCGATTCATGGTAAGAACATCGAAAAAATAAAATGAACAAAAGAAAGAAGGTTAATTATGATTAGTTATGACTTAGCAAAACAAAAAGCGTTGGAATTAAACAGTGATGTAAATGCATGTAATGAGTACGATAATGCATACAACTTTTTTGACAAAAACGATGAAGGGGTAGGAGATAAAAGTGTAATCATCTTAAAAGAAGATGGTAAAGCATTGAATTTTGTTGACTATATCCTAGATTACGCAACAAGTAACAAAATGAAAAGAATTAAATTTTAGAGGTGCATATGAAGAAAAAGAAAGATGGAAAAGGCGGTAAAGTTCTAACAGATAAGCAAAAGCTTAATTTAATTAAGAATGGCACAGTGCCAAAGAAAACAACAAAAAAGAAATAACTCATATACTAGAGTATAAAGAGTTCCTTAAAGCGTTCATAATAATGTGAGCGCTTTTTGCTATTTAGGGTCTACTAAAAGTAGGCTCTTTTATTTTGTAAGGTGGTGGATGTATGGCAAAAGGAGCAAGAGGTGGACAAAGCAAGAAAGCAAGAGGGGTTCAAACTGTTATGATTACATCATCAGATGGACAAACGAAAATCAGATTATCACAAGCGAGTGATGGAACAGTATACCAACATTCAGACCCTCAAGGCGGACGATACGATAAGCTAACACTAATCCAAGGTATGAGCATGAAAACATTGTTAAACAATGCAAAAAAGAATGGTGGAAGCATTACAAAAGTAACGAAATCAATGTTGAATCAAGAAAAGAAGAGAAATAAAGCGGATTCAATAGCACAAGATAAAGTGTTAAGCTCAAGAGCATCTAAAAAAGGTGTCAATAGACACAGTGCATATTGGAGCAACATGTAAAGGTGGTGAGTAAATGGTAAATAAAAACAACTTAAAACCTATTAAGAGCAAGGAGAGAGCAAGAGAAATAGGGAAAAAAGGTGGTCAAGCATTCGCAAGAAATGTTAAGAAACGAAAAGCACTAAAAGAGCAAATGGAATTATTATTAACATTACCTTTAACAGATGAAAGAGCGAAGAAACAATTTGAGTCTATGGGCATTGATGCGGATAACATGGACAATCAAATGGCGATGGTCGTAAAGACATACGCACAGGCATTAAAAGGAAATATTAATGCGGTGAACGTGATTCGTGAAATCATCGGAGAGCGTGTTGTTGAAGTCAATGTTAACAATAATATCGATGATAAAGTTAAAGAGCTAGACAGATTACTCGACAGTGTAGCAAAAGATGGATAAAAAACTAGTTAGTCTTTTAAGAAATGAACCGTATAAAATCGGACAGTTGTGTGGATTTAAAGATTTAACAGAATTACACAATGAATGGTTGAAGATGATGATATACGGTGATGAAGAATTCACGTTATTAGCACATCGTGGTAGTTACAAAACAACGTGTTTGTCTATTTGTTTTGCATTTATCATTGTGTTATTTCCGTATAAAACAATCATATTTGTCAGAAAGACGGACGATGATGTGATTGAAGTAATTAAACAGGTCAGTAATCTTTTAAAAACAAGCATATTTCAGACAATATCATTAAGGCTATATGGATGTGAAATAAAATTCACACAAGATACATCGTTTAAGTTAGATACATCTTTAAACACATCTACAAAAGGTATGGTTCAGTTATTGGGGATTGGTTCAAGCGGTTCATTAACTGGTAAGCATGCGGATATTGTTGTTACAGATGATATCGTAAACTTAAAAGACAGAATATCACGTGCGGAGCGTGAAAGAGTTAAAAATGTATACATGGAATTGCAGAACGTAAAAAATCGTGGTGGTCGTATATTTAATACAGGAACACCATGGCACAAAGACGATTGCATTTCAGAAAGAATGCCTAACAAAATAACATACGATTGCTATTCAACGGGATTGATTGATAGAGAAAAGCTAGAACAAATTAGGCAGTCCATGACACCTAGCTTATTTAGTGCAAACTATGAATTAAAACATATTGCAGATGCTGACGCATTATTTACTAATCCTAAATTCACAAATGACGAAACATTAATATATGACGGTGTATCACATATTGATGCAAGTTATGGCGGTGAAGATGGAACGGCTTACACAATTTGTAAATATGTCAATGGTAAATTCTATATGTTAGGAAAGCGTTGGAATAAGCACGTAGATGACTGTTTAAGCGAAATTTATGCATTGCAAGATAAATATAAGGTCGGCTCAATTTCATGCGAAAGAAACGCAGATAAAGGCTATTTAGCGAAGGAATTAAGTAACAACGGTCAGTATGTCGAGGGTTATTCCGAAAACATGAATAAATTTATTAAAATATCGACGTATTTACGAAAGTATTGGAACGATATTATTTGGCTTGAAGAAACAGATGCGGATTATATAAATGAAATTCTTGATTACACAGAAAACGCACAACATGACGATGCACCCGATTCGGCAAGTTGTATGATTCGTAAATTCAAAGGTAAACGAGAATGGTTGTATTAGAAAGGAAGTGATGAAGTGTTAAAAATTTCAGAAATAAAACAATTCATTGATGAAAATAATTCATCGTGGAAGCGTGTGGAAAGCGTGAAAGCTTTAAATTATTACGAAGGTAGACACGATATTAAAGATTACAAAATCTACTATACAGATGCTAAAGGCGAATTTGTCGAAGATGACCAAAGAAGCAATATCAAAATTTCACATCCTTTCTTTACAGAATTGGTGGACCAATGCGCACAGTATATGCTAAGTGGTGACGATTACATTGTGAAATCAGACAATCCGAAATTGCAGACCGAATTAAATAAGTATTTCGATGATGAATTCATGATGGAAATCAACAATTTAATTACGTATGCAAAAATTGAAGGTGACTCATACCTTTATAGACAAATGGGCGATGATTTTAGAAGTCACTTTAAATTCGCGGACGGTTTGAACGTTGTTGAAGTGCCTAGCAAATACGCTAGTGATGGAAAAGACCATGTTATTTATCATTACTATTGGAAAACAGAAAAGAACGATAAAGTCGTTTCTAAAATCCAAGTATGGGATGATGAGCAAGTTTATTTTTATCAGATGATTAATAGCACAATTAAGTTAGATGTTGATGAAAAACTAAATCCTAGACCGCATATTGTGTACAAAGAGGATGAAGCAACATATCAACAAACATTTAAAGGTATTCCATTTGTAAGATTAGACAACAACAGGCGAAGAAGGTCAGATTTATTCGTAATTAAAGATTTAATTGATGATTATGATTTGATGGCATGTGGATTATCGAACAATTTACAAGATGTTGCCGAAGGTATTTATGTTGTTAAAGGTTACAACGGAAAAAGCCTTGATGAATTAACGCAAAGTATCAAAGTTAAAAAACAAGTATCAGTCGGCGAAGGTGGAGATTTAGATATTAAAACGATAAACGTTCCTTACCAAGCTCGTGTAGCGAAGATGGAAGAGGATGAGAAAAACATTTATCGTTTTGGTATGGGATTGAACACAAATACTATTGGTGATGGAAACACAACGAATTACAATTTAAAATCGAAATATGCATTGCTAGAAATGAAATGTAAGAAGTTAGAAGCTCAGTTGAAGAGAATGATGAAATCAGTAATCACAATGGTTATTGATGAAATCAACGAACAACAAGGTACACAATTTAGTTATAACGATGTATGGATTGAATTCAAACGTGAAGTTATGACAAATGCTCAAGACAACGCACAAATCGAACAGATTAAAGCAAGTACAACACAAATTAAAATTAATACATTGTTAGCATTGGCACAAACTTTAGATAACGAAACACTTGTTAAAGAAATTTGTATTGCTTTAGATATTGATTACAATTCAATCAGAGATAAATTACCAAAGCCTAAATCGGTCGAGGACGAAACACAACAAGCCTACGAAGAATTAGATGGATTGATGAATGAATAAGTATCAAAAAGAATACATCCAAAGCAATATAAAAGATGAAGAAGAAGTGTTGGAAGAAATAAAAAAAGCGTATAGAAAAGCAGAATCAGACATAAACCACAAAATAAAAAGATTGATGTCAGAAATGAAGAAAGCTAAAGAGTCAGATATACAATCGAAGATATGGCAAATTAAATATCAAAAAGCATTGTTAAAGCAGATTGAAGAAGCACTTAAAAAAATCAATGATTACGATTCGATTATGGACTATCTAGAGAAATGCTATGAATGCGGATGGTATGGAGTTCTATACGATTTAGAGAAGCAAGGTATACCGCTTATATTGCCTATTCGGCAAGATGAAATGGCGATGGCTATAGTCAAAGAAACAAAGTTATCAAGCGGAATATACAAAAAGCTAGGATTAGATAAAAAGAAACTTGCAAAAGAAATCAATTTTGAAATATCAAGAGGTATTGCGAATGGTTGGACAAGTATGCAAGTAGCAAAGCACATACATGATAGATGCGCAATAGGAAGAAATCGAGCAAGTTTGATTGCACGAACCGAAGGGCATAGGGTGCTAAACACATCTAGTTTCAGTTGTCAAAAGGAAGCACAAGCAAACGGATGTAAGATAACAAAACAGTGGGATGCTACACTAGACGGTCGAACACGTTGGAGTCATAGAATGGTTGACCAAGAAATAAGGAATATTGATGAGCCTTTTTCTAACGGTTTGATGTATCCGTGCGACCCTAATGGAAGCGCAAGCGAAGTATGCAATTGTAGATGTGCATTGTTACAACGTGCAACATGGGCACTAGGTCAAAAAGATTTAGATAAATTAAAAGAAAGAGCGGAATATTACAAAGAATTGAATGAATCATTTAATAAGGATGAATCATTTAAAGACTTTGAGAATAGATTAAAAAAGATAGGAGATATAAAATGAAAAAACTAAGATTTAAAGAGTTATGTCAAGACAAAAACACAGGAACGTATTACAAAAAAGGTGATGTTGTCGAATTTGAAGATGCTAGAGCGTTGGAAATTGTGCAACACAATGTTGCCGAAGTAATCGAAACAAGAGTGGAATCCGAACCGTTTGTTGAAAAAGAAAAAGAAGTTGAAGAAGCGGAAGAAACGGAAGCAACCGAAGAAGCGGAAGAGGTTGAAGAACCAAAAGAAGAAAAGCCAAAAAGAGGAAGAAAGCCAAAAGCAGAACAAGATAAATAACATTTGATTATAAGCGTATAGAAAACGATTCTAGGCGCTTATATTCGTTTAGTGGGTATTTATATACAAAAGGTATTAAAGGCGCTCAAATCGCCTTTTTTATATGTCCGAAACGACAATAAACTACGTGAGCACACACGTACAAAAGCTATTTACATTTTTTAAACCATCGTGGGCGAAAACACGTAAAAAAGCGTAAGGAAAAGGAAGGTAAACAGATGTTAGAAAATTTATTGAGAGAATATTTAGCGGACGATTCGAAAGTATCAGAGTTTCTAGAAAAGATGAAAAAAAGCAAGATTTTTTTATCGAAAGAAGAAAACATCGATACACGCTACACAAAAATGAAAGGTGAATATGAAGCAGAAAAAGCAGAATATGCAAAAGCTTTGGAGTTGATTGATAAATTAAAGGCACAAACACAAGGTCAAGATGCATTGCAAACGCAAATCACAAATTACGAAAAGGAAATTTCCGACCTAAAAGCAAATAACGAACAATTAACTCGTGAAAACAACTTAAAAGTTGCTTTATTAAGTGGAAAAGCAAAAGCCGAGGATATTGACTACTTATTATTCAAACTTTCAAAAGATGAAAATGCCGTTAAATACGGAGAAAATGGCGAAGTGTCAAATGTCAATGAAGTTATTGATAATTTGAAAAAAGCCTATCCATCGCATTTTGAAAATGGAGCGAAAAAAGTCGTGGAAAAAATCGACTTGCCAAACGATGGAGATAATGACGTAAAAATCACAAAAGAACAATTCGACAAAATGGGGTATAAAGAAAAAAATGAGTTATTCCAAAAAAATGAAGAATTGTTCAACAAATTAGCGAATGAAAAAGGAGAATAAAATATGGATTTAGTTACAGAGTTAGCAAAATTGATTAACCCTCAAGTTTTAGCACAGATGGTAGGAGCAAAAGTCGAAAAAAAAGCTAGATTTATGCCTTACATTAAGTTAGATACAACTTTACAAGGACAAAGCGGTGATACAATCACGATTCCTAAATACGGATATATTGGTGATGCCGTTGATGTTGCCGAAGGCGAAGAAATTCCAACACGTGAATTAGAAGTTAGCACAGAAACGCACACAATCAAAAAAATTGGTATTGGCGGAAGTATTACAGATGAAGCCGTGTTAAGTGGCTACGGTGACCCTCAAGGGCAGATTACATCACAGATGGCGAAATCTATTACTCAAAAAGTAGATAGTGATGTTTTAGCTGAATTGTATAAAACAAAAACATTCTTTACCGCTAGTGATGTAATGTCATACAACACATTAGTTAGTGCGATTGACTTATTCAACGAAGAGGTTAACACAGATAAAGTTATGTGGGTACACCCTCACCAAGTAACGCAATTACGTTTAGACCCTAACTTTATTTCAAAAGATAAATATGGAAATGATGTAATGGTTAACGGTGAAATTGGTACAATCGCAAGTACTCGTATTGTTTCATCAAAAAAGGTTATGTTAGTTGAATATGTACACGATGAAAGCGGTACAGAGGTAACAAGTGACAACTTAAAAACTTATGAAGGAAAAACATTCCCTAGCGTAAAAGTTGGCGACAAAGTAAGAGCCGTTACTGCTAAATACTATGCAAACCCTATCGTAAAATTAGAAGGTGATGCAGAAACAGATGGTGATGCACAGGCATTAACATGTTTCTTGAAGCGTGATACAAACGTAGAAACAGAACGTAAATCAAAACGTCGTTTAACAGAAGTTACAGGCGATAAAATGTATGTTGTCGCAGTAACTAACGAAGATAAAGTAGTGATTGCTAAAACATTACAAGTTAAAAGTGTTTAAGCCTTATTCAATTAAGGCTTTTTCCCTTTTATAAAGAGGGGTGAATGTATGATTATTGATGCAAAAGATTTATTGAATGAATTTTCAGATTATGATTTCTCAAAAGTTAACGAAATAGTATTGCAAAGACGATTGGATTCAATTGAACAGAAAATCAGAGCCTACACTAGAAACGGATTTTACCTAAAACCAATTAAATCAAGATTTACATTCAACGGTGATACATTAATACCGTATAAAGATGTATTCGTTGGGTTTGTTGTTGGTGATACAGTAGAAGTTTATAACGGTGGTGTGAATAATGGATTATATACGATTAAATCCGTTCAAAAGAACTCGATGATTTTAGACAAGCAATTAATCGTAAACGATGCAATTATGAGTGTTATTAAAATTGATTATCCTAGCGATATTGTAGAAGGTTGTGTGGAGCTTTTAAATTACGATTTAAACGTAAAACCAAACATGAAACAAGGAGTCGCGAGTGAATCAATTTCAAGGCACTCAGTAAGCTATATACAACGCAATGACAGTAATACATCAATGGGATATCCTAACGAATTACTAACGTTCTTAAATCCGTATATCGAATGGAGATAAATATGATTAGAGTTGACGGAAATACAATTGCAACAATTCAAAAATTATTCACATCAAAAAACGAGTACGGAGAAAAAGAACAAAGTTACGTTGACTTTAAAAAAATAAAAGGATTCTTGGATATGCAGAGTGGTAACGCGCAATATAATTACAATGCGAAAATCGTTGAATCAACGCACATGTTTATTTGTGACTATCAAAAAATTGAAGTAAACGAAGAAAATGCACGCATGGTAATTGATGGCAAAGCGTATGAAATTACATATATCGATAATCCTATGAATTTAAACTACCATCTAGAATTTTATTTAAAATACATCGGTGGTGTGCAAAATGTCTAGATTCTTTATTGATAATTCAAGTGCGGTTAAACAAGCAATTGAACAGGCGATACAAAACGGATTAGAAGAATGTGGTGGGGAAATCGAATCACAAGTAAAATCAAACACTAGAGTTGATAATAGTGATTTAAAAAATAGTTGGTATCACAAAACAGAGGGAGATTCATGTGTTATCGGCTCACCTTTAGAAAATGCCACGTGGGAAGAATTCGGAACAGGTGTTTACACAAACGGTGGTAGACAAACCCCATGGAAATACAAGTACGAAGGAAAAAAAGGTAGACAAGGTTGGAGAACAACCAAGGGTAAAAAGAAAAACCCTCACGGCTTGAAAAATACCGCTTTTGGAATGAAAAAAGAATTAGAAGCACATATGCAAGATATTTTGAAGGAGTATTTAAAATGAATTTTCTAGGCGCATTAGATAGGTTATTAACGAACAATGGAATTAATTACACTTTGGATTTAGTAAATGATATTGTCGCTTTTCCTTTTTGGGAAGGTGATTATCAAGAGGTAGATAGTTCGGCAGAACAAGGCTATCATGAATATTCATTTACATTAACAGGAACGAACAAAGGCACATATTCAAGATTAATAAAAGATTTAGAAATCATAAGAAAAATCACAAGGAATCATACAGAAATATTGGGAAGCGGACATAGTGTCGCTTTTTTTTATGAACGTATGCAAATGATACCATCGCAAGATGAACAAATTAAGCGAATGGAAATCACAATAACAATAAAAGAATGGAGCGTGTAAAATATGGCGAATACACCAATCGAAATTGGAAAAACACATAGCGTTACAGATAAAACCGCAAGTAACATCATGCTTGGAAGTGGTGTTGTATGTTATGGGTTAAATTATACAACTGATAAATGGACGTATGATGGAGTTTTTGGAGCAACAAACGGTGGTTCTAAAATTGAAATTAAACCCGAACAAAAAGACTTAGAAATCGATGGAATCTTAGTTAAAACAAAAGGTTTAACCGTAAAAATGGGCGAAACTGCTACACTTACAACAAATCTTGCGGAGATTACATCAGAAAATCTAGCTATGGTTTCAACAGGAGTGAAAAAGAAAGATTCAACTATCACAGGATTCGACGAGATTGTATCTAAGCCACAGATTGACGAAGGAGATTACATCGAAAATCTAGGATTTATCGGATATACAATCGATGGAGAACCTATCATTATTAAATTTGACAATGCGATTTGTACAAGTGGTTTATCTTTAGAAGGAAAAAACAAAGAGCAAGCAACGGTTGAAGCAACATTCGATTGCGTTGCAAGTTTAGGCGAAAAAGATTTAACTACTTTACCATGGCACATTTATAAAAAATCAGTAAGTCAAGTATAAGAGAAAAAAAGAAAGAAAAGAGGTATAAGACATGAACAATTATGTAATCAAACCATTTAAAACATCAAATATTTTTTCCGCAGTTAAATTAATTAAAGCGTTTGGAATCGACGAAGTTAAAGGCATCGTTAATGATATCGAGTTAGCGCAAATCACAGACAAAGAAGGAAATATTAATGCCGATAAATTAGGGTATCAATTAGTAATGCCGATTATCGAGCTAGTTATTAATCATCTTGGTGATTGTGAGAAAGAAATTTATCAATTTTTGGAAAGTACATCAAGTTTAACAAAACAACAGATTAAAGATATGAAAGCAACTGAATTTATTAAATTTATGCAAGATTACATTAAATATCAAAAGGATGATTTTTCAGATTTTTTCTCACAAGCTTCACAATTGCTCAAGTCGGAATAAACAAATTTATGGACTTGCTATTTAAAAGATATGCAAGTCCTTTTTTACTTTTTGACGAGTTGATTGTGAATAATCAATCGTTTGATTATATACAAGATTTATTAAACGAAGTTCAAGAAGAAAGCTATTACAGATTATGGCTTTATAAGGGTTTCGATAAAGATTATGGAGAATTTAAAGAGATTATCAGACCAAAAGAACATAAAAACACAAACATTGATGTTAAAGGAGCTATTCAATGCTCAATCGATGTTATGAATGAATTAAAACCTCAATAGAAAAAAGGGGGTGAATCATGAATTTAGCGGATTTAATTTTAAGATTACGAGTTGACGGAAGAGAACAAGCTAATCAAGAAATTGACGAAGCAACAAAACATGCAGAAAGTGCATCTGAACGTGGTAATGGAGCATTATCAAAGTTAGGTGGGGTTGTTGTTAAAGTTGGTTCGATGTGTGCTAAAGGTGTAGCGTTTTGTGCAACAGGTATTTCAACAATTACAGGTTTCGCGGTAAATGCGTATGGTGAATACGAACAATTAGTTGGTGGTGTTGAAACGCTTTTTGGCGCTCAAGGAATGAGTATAAAGCAATATGCAAAGAGTGTCGGAAAAACGGTTTCAGATGTTCAAGGTGATTACGCAAAACTTATCAAAGCTCAAAATAACGTAATGTCAAATGCTCACAAAGCTTATATAAAGCAAGGAATGAGCGCAAACAAGTATATGGAAACAGTTACGACATTTAGCGCATCATTATTGCAAGGCTTAAAGGGTGATACGGTCAAAGCTAGTAAAGTTGCGGATATGGCAGTAACCGACATGGCGGATAATGCTAATAAAATGGGTACGTCGATGGAAATGATACAAAATGCGTATCAAGGTTTCTCAAAGCAAAATTATACAATGCTAGACAACTTGAAATTAGGTTATGGTGGTACTAAATCCGAAATGGAAAGATTACTAGCCGATGCAGAAAAGCTAACGGGAATTAAATATGACATCAATAATCTAGCGGATGTATACAATGCAATTCACGCGATTCAAAAGAATCTAGGAATTACAGGAACAACCGCAAAAGAAGCAATGCACACAATTCAAGGCTCTATGAACATGACGAAAGCATCATGGGAAAATCTTATGATAGGATTGTCAGACGGAAAACAAGATATCAGAGAATTGGCAAATCAATTTGGTACGTCATTTAATACGTTGGTTGATAATGTATTTCCGAGAATCAAACAAGCTTTTGAAACAATACCGCTAGTAATGACGTTAATAATTCCACAATTATTGAATACAATCATCAATTTATTACCGTCGCTTTTGAGTGCAGTAGGACAATTGATTAGTGGTATTGCTCAAGCGTTGCCAAGCCTAGCCACAAGCCTTTTCGGAGCGGTTAAGACTATATTTACAATGATTGTAAATGCATTTACAAGCGGAGCACCTAAATTTATGGAATCCGCCAAGCAAATGGTTTCTAATTTGTGCAAAGGGATTGAGCAAAACTTACCTAGCATCATAAGCAGTGCTTTAGATATGCTTTTGAAATTTTCACAAGCAATATTGGAATATGCACCGCAGTTAGTTTCGATGGGTATGGACTTATTGGTTTCGTTAGCGAAAGGAATTGCAGGTGCGATACCTACACTAATTGAAAAAGTACCTACAATCATATCAAATCTAGCTAATGCATTTAGTAATAGTGCAAGTACAATTTTCTTAAAAGGAATTGAAATTATCATTGAATTAGGTAAAGGTTTGATTCAAGCTATACCAACATTAATCGCAAATATTCCACAAATCATCCAAGCGATTTTCGATGTATGGAATGCAGTTAATTGGTGGAATTTAGGAAAATCATTGATTAACGGAATCGCTAATGGAATCGCTAATTTATGTGGAAGCTTAAAATCATCAGTTAGTCAGATTTTTACAGATATAGAAAATATCATTAAAAACTCTATCTCAAACGCTAAAAATGGAGCGGTCAACATCTTTCAAAGTATGGCACAATTTTTAAAAGATATTGCCATAGGAATTTGGAACGTAATTAAAGCGACATTTACATCTATGCAAAATGGGGTAGGCGGAATTTTCAGTGCAATTAAAAATCTAGCATCAACAATTTGGAATGGAATTAAAAGCTCAATTTCAAGTGTTGTGCAATCGATTAAAAGTATAGTTGTTAGTATTATCACATCAGTATATATCACTGTATCGTCGATATTTACAAATTTAAGCACAGGTACAAGCTCAATATGGAACGGAATTAAAAACATCATTTCAAGTGTTGTTAACGGTATCAAAGGAAACGTTACAAATGCGTTCAGTTCATTAAGAGGAACAGTATCGAGCGTTTGGAATAGCATTAAAACCGCAATTACTAATCCTATATCTACCGCAGTATCAGTGGTTAGAGGATGCATTAACAGAATTCGAAGTGCATTCAATTTCTCATGGAGATTACCACATTTAGCGTTACCACACATTTCAATTCGTGGAAGATTTAGTCTAAAGCCACCAAGTGTTCCGCATTTCGGAATCAGTTGGTATAAGAAAGCGATGGATGAACCTTACATGTTTACTAGACCTACACTATTCGGAATGGATTCCGTAACAGGAAGCCTAAAAGGCGCGGGCGAAGCAGGCGATGAAATGATGTACGGAAAAAACAATTTAATGAACGATATTCGTCAAGCGGTAGCAACGGAAAACAATGGAGTTGCACAAGTAGTGTATGAATGTTTCGATAAATTGTTCGAAATTTTAGGTGAGTATTTCCCTATGTTTAGTAACGTGAAAATGGTGCTTGATACAGGCACTTTAGTAGCGGAAACAGTCGAAGAAATAGATAAACAATTAGGAATAATCAAAAAAAGAAAGGATAGTCAATAGTCATGTTTGGCGTAAAATTTGGACATAAGCACTCATACGATGATTTCAACGTGTATCTAAAAGAAAAAGATATAGGATTTCCCGATGTCAAACGTGAAACAGTAGAGATAGAAGGTCGCGACGGATGTATCGACCTTTCTACTGTTTTAACAAACGACGTTAAATACAAAAACAGAAAACTATCATTTACATTCCAAGCAATCGGAAGTAAATTTGATTTTCCTAATATCATTTCTAAAATTTCTAATTATTTACACGGTAGAAATTATCACGTTGTTTTAGATGAGGATAAAACATTTTATTATGAAGGTAATGTAACGATTAATAAATTCAAAACTAGCAAAGCGCTTGGAGAAATTACAATAGATGTGGATGCACAACCGTATAAAATGGAAGTTGTCGCAACAGGTGAACCGTGGATATGGGATACATTCTCATTCGTTGATGGAATCATCCATGCATCAGAATTAACAGTTAACGGAACGGCGACAATAAACCTTATTAATAGGCGAAAGATTGTATCGCCAACAATTACGTGTTCGGATGCTATGAGCGCTACACTGAATGGAGTTACAGTCCAATTAAAAAAAGGAGAAAATAAAGTTTATGACTTTAGATTAGTGGAAGGTGACAATGTTGTTACTTTTAAAGGTAATGGCAAAGTTAATATTATGTATAGAGGGGGTTCATTATAATGTACACAGTATATTGCGATGGAAAACCTATTTATGATTTACGAAATGAAGAACTTGTATTAGTATCACCAAAATTGACTTTGGAAGAATCAAATACAGGTTCTTTTCAATTTACTATATTGCCAACACACCCATATTATGATGATGTGGTTGATTTAGTTTCAAATATCATTGTTGAGCAAGATGATGAAGAAATATTTAGTGGTGTTCCGACCGAACACACAGAGGATTTCTACAAACGAAGAACGTTTTATTGTACAGGTGAATTATCTAAATTAAAAAATACAACTCAACCAATGGCAGAATATCACGATGTTACGGTTCGTGGGTTTCTAGAAGCGTTATTGAATATTCATAACTCAAAGGTTGTCGAAAAAAACAAATTCTATGTTGGAGCGGTAACGGTAAAAGATAACAACGATTCACTTTACAGATACACGAATTATGAAACTACACTAGAGTGCATTAATGAAAAGTTGATAAAAAAATTAGGTGGTCACATCAAAATCAGAAAAGAAAACGGAAAGCGATATATCGACTATATAGAAGATTATGCAAAGGTTTCTAATCAGATTATACAGTTTGGCGAAAACCTTATGGATTTTACCAAAGATTACGATACATCGGATATATGTACGGTATTAATTCCTTTAGGAGCTAGGCAAGATGAATCGCCAATTAGTGCTTTAGATGCATATTTAGATATAACGAGCGTTAACGATGGAAAGAATTACATAGTCAATCAAGAAGCCGTCAACAAGTACGGATGGATTGAAAAAGTAGTTAAATGGGATGATGTAAACGTACCTAGTATTTTGAAATCGAAAGGCGAAAAATACTTAAAAGAGGTTCAATACGAACCACAAACATTAGAAATTAAAGCTATCGATTTACACAATCTAGATGTTAACACCGATGCAATTAGAGTTTTGGACTCAGTAAGGGTTGTATCGAAACCGCATAATCTTGATAAATTCTTTTTGGTTACAAAACGTACAATTCCTTTAAACAAACCTAGTGATGAAGTGTTTACGTTTGGTGCTAAAGTAAGAGAATCGTTAACAGATACAACACGAAAAGAAAATACAGATGTTAAGAACAAATTGAATACAATTCCAAATAAATCAGAGATTTTGGAAGAAGCACGCAAAAACGCTACACAGATTATTCATGATGCAACGCACGGTCATGTCGTAACAACTGCTAACGAGCAATTAATCATGGATACAGACGATGTAAAAACCGCAAAGAATTTATGGAGATGGAATTTAGGCGGTTTAGCACATTCTAGTAACGGTTATGATGGTACATATGACACGGCTATAACAATGGACGGTCAAATTGTCGGTGAACGCATTATCGCTAATTCAATTGATGCATCTAAATTAAGTATCAATTACAAACAAAGTGTTGAAAAGAAAATAATCGTATCACTTGATGATTCGAAGCAATATACAGATGAAAAAGCAACAAGTGCAAAAGAATACACAGACGGTCAAGTTGCAGAAACTAAAAGCTATGCCGATACACAAGCTAGTAACGCAGAATCAAAAGCCAACGAAGCAACAGATAAAAAGTTGCAAAGCTATTGGACGAGCGTAGAAACGCAAACGAAAATTGAAAATAGTGCAGAAAAAGTAACTATTAGTGCATCTGAGAAAGCAACACAAATAGCAAATGAAACACTAGCAAATGCGAAATCATACACAGATAACAAATTAGTTGATTATGTTACAAGCGCGAATTTAGAAGTTAAAACAAACGAAATTTCTTTGAACGCACAAGAATATGCTATGGCGTGTGCCAACTCATCATTATCGAGCGCTAACGGATATACAAATAGCCAATTAAAAAGTTATGTTACAAGTGCGGACTTAAAGGTAAAAACAGATGCAATCGAAGCATCCGTATCAAAAAAAGTAGGAAACGATGAGTGGTCAACGAAATTGAAACAAAGTGCCACAGATATCCAAATCGCATGGAATTCATGCAGTGACTACATCAAATTTATTGATGGTGCAATGAAGATATACAATAACTCAGACAATACGAACGATTCACTTTTAGTTAGTTTCTATAACAGTGGAATAGAGTTACACAATAATGGTTCGCGTTTAGGGATGATTGGAACAAATCACCTTACTAGCGATGTAAATACAAAAGGTATTGTTTTTGATTTAAATTACAACGGTTCTTTCATGGCTTGGGCATCAAAAGATGAAGGCGAAAGCACTGACAATGTATACAAATTTAAATTTTTATACATAGGCAAAGGTAGAGCGTTCTCTACATACGAAGAGGATACTTTTTATTGTTCGTCGAACTTAGATATGCAAAATCACTACTTAAAGAATCCTATATTTAAAATCGGTGATGATATCGGAAAGAATTTAACATTCAATTTCTATCAATGCACAAGTGTAACAGACCACAAAGGTAACTTTCCTAGCACGCCGTGCTATCTTAGATTCAAGCATGGTTTAATGGTGGATGCTAAAGTGTTTCAAATAACATAGTAAAGGAGAATTGATATGAACGGTGATGATGTTAAGTATATAATGCCCGAAATGGAAGAAATAAATGAAGATGATATTACAATAAAGCCTATTGTATATATAGAAGAGGATGAAAAGGAGTTTACGAATGAAAGTTGAAATTAAAGAAGATAGACCACTTCCAATAAGCTTAGAAATGTTTAATGCAAAACAAGCAATTCTAGAGAATGTGTTAACAGTTCAAAAAGAATGCGGATTACCATATTTCGTATTAGAAGGGATTTTGGCAGATGTTCTAGTGCAAGTTCAAAACGGTGCAAACAATGAAAGGACAATTGACTTTAATAAATATATGGAAGGAATTAAAGAAGATTACGAAAAAGAATTGCAATCATTAAAAGGCGGTGAATAGTAAATGCCAAATATTCAAAACGAGATAAATCAAATTAAAAATGCGGTTTACGGAGAAGAGGTTCGTGAATCGATTATCGGTGCGATTAAAAAAGTAAATGATGATAACGAGTCTTATGAAACAATTAAAGTTGAGCTAAAAGGACTAAAAACGGATTTAGATAATTCAAAAGCAACACTAGAGAGCATTAAATCAGAGAACACAAAAGCTCAAGGCTATTTAAACCAAGTAACATCAGAAAAAGCTAATCAAATTTTGAATGGTATTTCAGATGTTAAAGATTATCTAGGATTAATTGATACACAAGTTGTCGGATTACAAGTTGATTATAAGAACCGTACATTTAAACGACTATGTGGAGCGGTCGGACTAAACAAAGGCTCAGATTTCAATAAGTTTAAAATGTATGGCGGACGTAGACGTTGTAACGTGGCAGATGATGGAACAATCAAAGCATATTATGGCGATAGTGGATATAAAGAGGATGGTTCAAATGGGCAAGTAATGGTTTATCAACCTAAATTCTATTACAACGTCGTGCCCGTTGAAACGGAGCAAATTTCTACAACAAAAAAAGGCTACCATATGCGTAAAGCTAATTATTACGTATCGGATGTGCCAAAGCCAAACTTTAAAGTGCATCCCGTATTCTTTGATAAAAATGGAAAAGAAACAAATTATGTGTTGTTATCGGCTTTTGAAGGTTCGCTATTCGATACATCGGCTAGTAAATATCTAGCGAATGATGAACAAGTTGCGGATTTTAGCGCAGATAAATTATGCTCAATTGCGAACGTCCGTCCAACATCGGGGTTGTCACAAGATTTAACAAGACCAAAAACGGAACAATTAGCAAAGAATCGTGGTGACGGTTGGCATCAATTGAATATCAAAATGGCATCAATGGAACAATTACTAATGATGATTGAATTAGGGACTATGGATGTACAAAGTGCAATTGGACAAGGTGTCACAAGTATTCCCGATAACGGTTCAACATCATGTGCATCTTATACAGGTTCAACATCATCACTAGGTAATAACACAGGGATGGCAAGCGCTACTAAAGACTACACAGGAACATCCCAAACCGCAAATGGTAAAGTCGCCATTTCATATCGTGGTGTTGAAAACTTTTATGGCTCTATTTGGAAGTTTGCAAGTGGAATGAACATCTACGGAAACGGAAAATTGGATTGTGGAATGGCATATATTTGTGATGATTTCGCATATGCCGAAGGAAAGAACACAGACAATTATAAACCGTGTGGATTCACACTAACTCCTAGAGGTGGATATATATCCGCAATGGGATATAGCGAAGAATACGATTGGCTATTTCTAGCATCTGAATGCAACGGAAACAGTGCTCTACCCGTTGGCGATTACACATGGGTTACTGAAAACCTAAATGGTTATCGTATCGCCCAGTTGGGTGGGAGTTGGGATGATGGCGGTAGTTCGGGAGCTTTCTATTGGATTTTGGCTAACGGTGTCGGTTTTCGGAGTCGTTATATCGGTGGTCGCTTGTCGTATATCCCCACTATGTCATAAATTATTTAAGTATATGTTATAATATACATAGGTTAATATCATCGTGATTTACTGATTTGCAAAAATTAAATCAATCACCCAATTAGGTGGGAATTGGAATAATGGCAGTAATTCGGGAGCTTTCTATTGGAATTTGAATAACAGTGTCAGTAATCGGAATCGTAATATCAGTGGTCACTTGTAATGTGCTTGAAAAATTAATTTTTGTTTAAAACCGAATCATCAAACGGTTCGGTTTTAATATAACTGAATGATATTGACCTTGGCACTTGCCAAAACATAAAAGACCGTACTACACGGCAACAATTTAAAAGTGTATTAGTAGGCTATGTATTAGTTCGAAAGTTCGCAAAAATTGCATACGTTTTTAGAAGGATTGAGAATGAAAAGAGTAGGAAATATTTATAGTAAGATTTACGATATGGAGAATTTAAGACTAGCACACAAGAATGCTAGACGTGGAAAAGGATGGTATGAAGAAGTCAAACGTGTGGATGCAAATTTAGATTACTATTTAAATAAATTGCAAAAGCAGTTGATTAATCATACATATCACACATCTAAATACACTACATTCATAAAACATGATAGTGGAAAAGATAGAGAAATTTACAGATTGCCATATTTCCCCGACAGAATTTGTCAATGGGCAATTTTACAAGTAATAGGTGATTACATCTTAAAGAATCTAACGAGCAATACTTATTCGGCTATTCCAAATAGAGGAATACATTACGGATATAAAAAAATGCAGAAAGATATACAAAGCAACAAAGAAAAATGTAAATATTGCTTAAAAATAGATGCTAGAAAATATTATCCATCTATTAATCACGACATTCTTAAATCTAAATATAGAAGCATTTTCAAAGATAAAGAATTACTTTGGTTGCTAGATGAAATCATCGATTCAACCGAAGGAGATACAGGAATTCCAATCGGTAACTATTTGTCACAATTCAGTGGCAATTTTTATTTGTCGAGTTTTGACCATTGGATTAAAGAAGAAAAGCGCGTCGATTCTTACCATAGATATATGGATGATATTGTAATTTTCGCAGAAACAAAAGAAGAATTATATCTTTTAAGAATTGAAATCGATAAATATTTTAGAGAAAATCTAAAACTAGAAATGAAAGGCAATTGGCAAATATTCCCCACATTTGTTCGAGGTGTTGACTTTCTAGGATATAGATTTTTCGGTGACTACACACTATTAAGAAAATCAACTTTAAAAAGAATGAAAAAAGTACTGATACCAATTCATAAAAAAGTAAACAATGGCAACATGATTAACTATCATGAATGGTGTCAAATAAATTCGTATAAAGGATGGCTCAAATGGTGCGATAGCTTTAATCTGTATCGAAAATATATTCAACCTTTGGAAGATGCTTGTGATTCGTATTACACGAATGTAATTAAAAGAAAGGTGTGCATAACATGAAAGATTACGGATTGCAGAGAAGTGCCGTAAAGCCGTCAGAACGAGAATTCACAGAAACTAAAGTATTTGTATATACAGATATAAAAGAAGTTGTAGAAAGCTCAGAAAACGGCAACATTAACCTATTTGAATTTAATATGATTGAATACGATAAAGATGAATTTATTGAATTATTGTCAGATAAAAATAAATCATTAGAATCAGAAATCACAGAAATTCAATTAGCATTGTGTGATGTATATGAAAGGCAAGGTTAATTATGGCTAAAATTTATGCAAGTTTAATTAAAAAAGGTTTAAAGACTTTGGAACAAGTTCCGAAGCAATTAAGAAAAGAAGTAGAAAAGCTATTAAGCGAAGGAGAACAAAATGATTAATTTTACAGAGTTAACAAAATATTTCGTATTAGTTGTATTGATTGCGTGTTTAATTGTTGGATATATCTTGAAAACATCGTTTGAAAGTTTCCCAAACAAATACATTCCTACCGTATTAGCTTTTATCGGTATGGTATTAAACTTAGCCGTGAGCGGTTTGAGTGTTGAAAGTGCCGTTTATGGTGCACTTATGGGTTTAGCTAGTACAGGAATGCATCAAGCGTTTACGCGATTTGTGGAAGGCAAAACCGAAGAAAAATAAAGTGGGCGACTTGTATGGAATTTACAATTACAAGCCAACAGATACTTTGGATTTGTGGATTTATTGCATCGGTTTGGGGTGTTGTGAAAATTATTAAAGAAATTGTTAAAGAGTTTAAAAAGCCAAGTGATGATTTGAAAGAAACGGTGAATCGTCATAGTCAATTATTAAATAATGATAACGAACGATTGAAAGCGATTGAAGTTTTCGTTAAATTACAAGGCGAAGTAAACAAGAAAATCGATGAGCATACTCAAACCTTAGCGGAACACAATGAAAAGCTAGAAGCAGACAAGCAAAGAGGAAATTTAATGCTTAAAGCCAATATTGCAATTCTTGACGGTTTGCTTTCCGAAGGTGACAAAGAGAATTTAAAAGAAACACGTAAAGAAATCCAAGAATACTTGGTAGATAAAAATTAAGGCACTACACAGTGCCTTTTTTATATAAAGAAAGGAGCTATTTAATATGGATGAATTAGCTTATGAACAATTGAATGAAGAAGCTCAAGAAGAATTGAGCAATGGATTAGAAAAGGGGGAAGATGAAGAATGTCATACTCAAGACTAACTAATAAGTACATTGTCGCAAGTCCTAACAACTATATGCGTGGTCGTGGTGGCTATAAAGTTTGTAAAATTACACCTCACCACATGGCTTGTCAGTGGAGCGCCGAAAGATGCGCTCAATCATTCCAAGTTGAAGGACGAATGGCAAGCGCTAACTATTGTATTGGTTCAGACGGTACAATCGTATGTAATGTCGATGAAGAAAACAGAGCGTGGACATCAAGTAACTACTACAATGATTGCCAAGCGATTACAATTGAAGTCGCAAATGAAACGTGTGCGCCTAATTGGACAATTTCAACTAAAGCATGGAATGCATTGGTAAATCTATGTGTTGATATTTGTAAGAGATATAACTTTAGATTGAATTACACAGGAAACGCAAACGGAAGTTTGACAGAACATAGAATGTTTGCGAGCACAAGTTGCCCAGGTCCTTTCCTACACGACAGAATGAATAAATTAGCTAAAGAAGTTAACGCTAGATTAGACGGTCAAACAGTAGCACCAACACAACCTAGCACACCGAGTGGTGAAAAATATTCAGTAGGTACACCAATTTGCACAAATACATTAAGTACAAACTGTAACGGTACATCTAGAATTCTAAAAGGAGATTGGAGCGGAACAATCGGACGTGTAATCAAAGGCACTAAATATCCATATCGTGTCGATAGAAAAGGCGTAGCGATTGGATGGACAAACGACAATGCGATTGATTCAGACCCTCACATCCCTAGCGGAACTCAAACACAAGCGGTTCAAACTGTTTTAAATTGTATTCCGTCAGATTTCCACAAAGAAAACGCTACATTCTATATGGATAGAACACTTAAAATTATGAAAGCGCCAAGTGATAAAGCGGTTGATACAGGCTTTGTATATGAACGAGGTATGTCAGTACATTACGACGGATATGTAAAGCGTGAAGGGTTCGTATGGGTATCATGGCTTTCGGCATCGTCGGGAGAACGTCGTTGGATGAAATGCGGAATGCTAAACAATAAAGGCATTAACGCTACACCATACGGAAGATTTGCATAAAATACACACATAAAAATAAAAAAATGTACGAATAAAGGCATAATATGTTATAAAAGTAACCTATGGTTAATTCCATAGGTTCTTTTTTTTATGCTATAATGGAAAAGCTTTGAGGTTAATATACATTTTGACATTAATCTATGGTAGCTCTGTTGAAACAGGGCTATTTTTTTATTTTCCTAAACAGTACGCTTATTTATTTTGCGTATACATCCACGCTCTCATGAACCAGTCCGTGAATGCTCGCTACTAGCGCAAATAAATATCTAATGTAATATTTCCTAATTTATCTTTCTTATAATAAATAACTTGTATGATTTCCTTTAGGAAATTATTTTTTATTTTCGCAGATATAGAATCATCCTTTAACATTTCAATTGCTTGCGATAATGTTATCGTTTTATTTTTTAATTCCGAAGAAGATTTGTTTTCTTTTTTTGCATTCATAATTGCATCCTCAAGTGTAGTTCGTTCATCTTCTAAAGCTTTCTTTCTTTTAGTAAAAATATCTATCGTATAAATTCCACTTTCCAAATATCCGCAAATATCACTCATTTTCTTTTCATTCAAGCTCAAACGTGATTCAAGTGATTCAATTATTTTAGAATTCGCATTTGATTGATTATCATCTGTATCTATTTGCACTTTAATATCATCTAATTTATTTCTTAATGCATCGATAATAGCATCGTTCATTTCGCTATAATTATGCGATACACATTCGCAACCTCTACCCGTACATGCCAACCTTTTGTATTTATCACCACCACGCTTTTTACTACCATAGTGTAGCGTTACGGCTTTGCCACAATATCCGCATTTAATCAAACTTGCATATGGATTTTGAAGAACACATGAATTCGGTTCACGTGTTCTTTTTTTTCGCTCATTTTGTGCCTTATCAAACAATTCTTGAGAAACAATAGGCTCGTGTTTTCCATCCACTAATTCATATTCTTTTCTAGCTTTTCTTTTTTTAACAAGTTTACCATCTTGCATGACCTTAAATGTTTCATCCTCATTTACTTTTATTTTGCCAACATACACAGGATTTTTAATTATATCTGTAATCCTATTGTAATCAAATGATTTAGAATTGCGTGGCTTTGCGCCTAGCTTTTCTATTTCGTTAACAATATCGAATGTTCCAACACCTTGAGTGTAGCGTTCAAAAATTAATTTAACATATTGACTTTCATCGTTTGGCTTTAACGTCCAATCTTTTCCAATTTTGATTCTGTCATATCCGTATGGCGCTACCGAACCGATGTAATTACCGCGTCGCTTTGATGCATCACGTCCACGTCGCAATATTTCTTTTGTGTAATCCAAATAATCACTACCTCTTGATAATTCCATTTCAAAGAATTTTCTATCGTATTTATCTGACAATGTATATGTTTTTTGAGGTGTGATTATTGATGTGTTTGTATATCTAAACGAATGCACGATTATACCGCAATCTAGCATGTCACCACGCGTTAATCTCTGACAATCGATAACTAATACCCCTTTTATATTTTCGTCCTCTATACGCTTTAAAACGGCTTGTATCATAGGTCTATCATCAATGGTTTCACCACTGACAACTTCTCTATAAATATCATCACTAGGAATTCTATAGTGAAAATTATTCAACGCAAAATCTTGTAGTTGTATTTCGTGCTTTTTTAAAACTTCCTCTACCGTTTCTGTTGGGTCGTCTTGTCTAGATTTCCTTAAATACATGATGTATTCACTCATGACTATTCACCTCTTTTTGATATTAAATATTTAGCGAAATTACACAATTCAGTCATTTCGGATTCAGTGAAATTAAACTCATTTACATTTTCTTCCCATGTGTTGTTAAATTTTTCAATACTCTCTTTTGTGCTCCATCCGCAAAGATATTGTGGTGTAACTTCTAAAACATTTGCAAATTCAGTTGCTTTCTTTGGGTCTATCGATAATTCACCTTTTTCGTATCTTGATACAGTACTTTCGTGTAGGTTCATTCGTAAGCCTAATTCTTTCATAGTCATATGTTTCTTTTTTCTTGATTCTCTAATTCGCTCACCTACCATTTTGTCGTAATTGTTTATCATTTTGTTCACCATCCTCTATACTTTGATTATAGTTTAAAATTGCAATACTTACAATAAATCAATAAAAAAAATAACAAAAACTTTCAAAAATCGCTTGATTTCAAATGATAATTGTTTATAATGTAATTGTGCTTGTAAAAAATGCAAGTTATTAGAAAGGAGTAATCAATGAAAGTAAATAAATTAAAAGCTAAAATCAAGGAGTGTGGTCGCTCACAAAAAGAATGTGCAGACTATTTAGGTTTGAGTTTGTATGCGTTTAACTTAAAAGTAAACGATAAAAACCGCTTTTATTGTTATGAAGCGGAAAAACTCGGGAAATTCTTGAATATGTCTGACGATGAAAAGGTAGATATTTTTTTAGCTTAAAACTTGCAAAAACCGCAAGATATAAGGAGAGTGAATGATAACAGTAAACGTACACGGTAAGTGTTCTAATTTAGAACAAGCTTTAATTAAATTTGCTTTACAAGCAGAAAAAGAAAAAGCCACTAAAAATAGTGGCAACGAAAAATCGCTCGCTAAATGATTTTTCAATCAAAGTATAACAGGAGAAAAAAGAAAATGGAAATGAAAATCACAAATGGATGTTACGAATACGTACATTTAAGCATTAAGACATACGAAGAGCTTAATGAAACTATCAATAGACTATCTAAATTGTATAGAAATGAAAAAGAAAGTAAAAAGGAAATTGAAGATAAAGTTACTGAATTAACTTGTCAATTAGAAGTTTTCAAGGAAGAAATTCTAAAAGCTAATATTAACGGTTATCGCTTAGAAGCATATACATTATAGGAATGTTTGGATTTTAACGGTTGGAATTATGCATTCACTAGCACCGAAGAACAGAAATTATTAAATTTAGGATTTACGCACGAAGAGTTAAACCAATATATTGAAGATGAATGGAAAAAGCTTAATTGCGTAGAGGAAGAAGAAAATGAATGATTTAAATCAACGGTATGAAGGTAATACCGACAACGAATCATTCAATCTAGATGAATATGATTTAGAAGAATGTGAATATCGTGAATAAGATGAATCAATGAGATTACCTATAAAAGAATACGATAGGTTATTGAAAATCGAAAAACAATATCACGAATTACATAAAGCTTATGTTGAATTTTCTAAAAGCATGAAAGGAACAATTAACTATGAACAAGAATAAGCAATTATGGGCAATGGCTAAAGCCAACGAAATAATTCGAACAACAAATATTAAAGGTAAGGATTATGCCGAGGTTAACCAACGAATCAAAGCGTTTAGATTGGTACATCCAAGTGGATGCATCACAACAGAAATTGTCGAATTAAAAGATGGTGTTGTGACAATGAAAGCAAGTGTATTCGACGAAGCAATGCGACTACTTGGAACAGGATACGCACAAGAGAAAGAGCAAAGCTCGTACATCAATAAAACAAGTTATATCGAGAATTGTGAAACAAGTGCAATCGGTAGAGCTTTAGGAATGTGCGGATATGGCGTTGATGTTTCAGTTGCTAGTGCCGAAGAGGTTCAAAACGCAATCAATATTCAAGAACAAGAAGAAAAAAAATTAAATGAATTGTCGATTAGCTACACTGAATTAAGAACAACTTTAAGCAATTTGGGTTGCGATTTTAGAAGCGATGAAACTAATAAATGGATTTGCGAAAAAGCAAAAATCAAAACACAGGAATTGCAAGTGCTAAATGCTCAAGAATTAGAAAGACTATGCAAAGTTTACGAAGCTATGATTAACGCTAGAGTTAAGAAAGTTTAATTGTATATAAAAAATAGAAAGAAGGATAACATAATGAATTTATTTGAAATTAGCAAAGCGTATGAAGAAGTAATTGAAAATGGGTTTCGCGAAGATTCAGAAACGGGAGAAATTTTATTTGATGAAGAAAGCCTAGATGAATTGATTGGTGATTTTAATAGCAAAGTAGATAACATTGTTTGCTACATCAAAAATCTTGAAACATTAAATACAGGAATCAAGAAAGAAATTGATAGCATGAGTGCTAGAAAAAAAGCAAACGAAAAGAAGATTGAAAATTTAAAATCTTACATTGTATCAGTGTTAAAAAGTAGAGATTTAAAAAAATATCAAACGGAGAAAAACGCAATTAGTATTAGAAAATCGGCATTAATTAAAGTAATCGATTTCGACTCTTTAGACGACAAATACAAAACCGCAAAAACGACATACACACCAAATAAAGCGGATATCAAAATTGCTATATTAAGTGGAAAAACAGTTGATGGAGCAAAAATTGAAGAGAAAGAGAATTTACAAATTAAGTAATGCCAAAGTTAAGAAAGTCTAACGGTTTATACATCGTAGATAAACCACCAATTAATGCAACGGATGATTTATTACTTGAGTGTGGTAATGAAATAGAAGTGAATATGCAAAAAGTTGATAATCGCTACATTACAGACCAACAGAGAAAATTCATATTTGCGTTGTGTAAAGATTTTAGCGATTACACAGGATATGACAAAGAAGAAGCTAGAGATATGTTGCAGACCGCAAACGCTCAAGCAAAAGGAATTGATGTTAAATCATTGAGTAATTGTGATATGACGTATGCGAATGGCTTGATTGACTATATCATCACATATTTTATATCAAATGATATTCCATTCAACGCTAACACAATTAGAGAGAATCAATATACATTCGATGAAAAGCAGACCTACATAATGGCATTAAAAAGAGTGTGTGTTGTGTGCGGACAAATCCACGCAGACATACACCATGTTGACCATATTGGAAACGGATTTAATCGAGATAAAATATCACACATTGGAAAAAGAGCGTTACCACTATGCAGAGTGCATCATACAGAGGTTCACTCAATCGGGGAGCAAAAGTTTTTACAAAAATATCATTTATCACCATTCGTGATAAATAAAAACATGGAGTATTTCATAAAAAAAGGAAAGATAAAAGTTTTTGAAGAGGATTTAGAAAATGCCAAGGAAAACGACAACTAAGAAAATACAGGCTAAAAGTCAAGATACGGAGTTGTTCGCGTTAGTTAATTCAAATGCGGATAACAAAGCGTTAGAACGTGCTTATAACATCCGTAAACGCAATGAACAGGCATTCTATACAATTACACTAGGTAGCATATTTATAGCCGTTATAGTGATTATATGGAGCGAAATAATATGTACTTTATAATTGATGGACGTTTGCCTAGTTTGAACGAATACGTTTATGCGGAACGTTCAAGCAGAATGAAAGGCGCAAGGTTAAAAAAAGATACAGAAAGACTAATAAAGCTATATATCGCTAAATCACATAAATTAGGAACGATTAGAAAAGTATCTGATTATCCAATCAATATATCGATTAGATGGTATGAAAAAGACAGTAGAAGAGATGCAGATAATGTATTCTTTGCCGTCAAATTTATTCTAGATAGTCTAGTATCTTACGGAATCATCGAGGATGATTCTAGAAAATATATAAAAACAATCGACAACGTAATAGCGACGGATAAGGATTTACCAAGAATTGAGGTGTATATAAATGAGCCTATTAGAGGTTATGAAAAATTGCGTGTACCTACTAATTAGTACGGTACTGATTTACATCATTGTATATCTATGGATGGATTTATTGATGAAATTCAAAATCTACAAAATGAGAAACGAATTCGCAAAAGTTCAATTCCATCGAATTGATAGTATAGATGAATTAAAACAAGTGCTTTCACAATTACAGGATGAGGAAAACAACGATGAATCAAACACTAGCGATTAAGAATCATCTAGAAAAAAAAGGATTCATCACAAGTATGCAAGCTTTTGAACTTTATGGAGTAACTCGATTAAGCGCAATCATTTATGTTTTAAGAAACAAATACGGTATGGACATTGATACACAATATAATTACGGAATGAATAGATATGGCAACAATATTCATTACGGAGTATATACGCTAAAAGGTGGAAGTTCGGATGAATGATAAAAGATTCTATTGGATTAAATTAAAAACAAATTTTTTTGAACAAGATGCAATAGATTTCTTACTATCACAACCGAACGGAAGTGATTATATTGCATTGTATTTAAAGTTATGCACAATGACCGCCAACACAAACGGTCAACTTGCTACACAGATTGGTGAAATTCTCATACCATATGATGCTCAGAAAATCGCAAGAGATACCAAATACTTTTCTGTAGACACGGTAATTGTTGCAATGGAACTTTTCAAAAAACTAGGACTTATTTACGAATCTAGTGATAATGTTTTGCAAATTGCTGATTATGAAAATATGGTAGGTAGTTCAAAAAATGATGAGTATACCAAAAAGCTAAATGCAGAACGTCAAAGAAAAAGCAGAGCAAACAGAAAGCAAAAATTATTAGAAAGTAACGTGACTGTCACAGATACAGTAACGTTACCTTGTCACACAGAGATTAGAGATAAGAGTATAGAGATTAGATATAAAGATAAAGATATATGTTTTGATAAATCAAAACCAACCAAACACAAATATGGTGAATATCATCACGTACTCTTAGATGATAATCAATATGAGCATTTAAAAGAGTTGTATGGCGATGATTTAGAAGGTCATATCAAAATACTAGATGAGTATTTAGAAACGAGTGGTAAGAAATATAAGAACCACTCGCTTGTGATTCAAAAATGGGTACATGATAGATATGAAAGAGATAAACATTTATCACCGCCTAAATTAGATTCAAAATTCTATGTGGAAACAACAAACATTAGTGATGATGATGTGCAGAAAGAATTAGAGAGAGTAAGAAGAGAGATTTTAGGAAATACCTAAAATCTCATGGGTGGTAAGAGAATGTATATATATTACGTGGTAGCAATTGGATATTGCTTGGGTAGTAATGATTATTATGGTATTCAAGTTGAATTAGACCGTGAAATCAGAACAATGGATGATGTGAAATATTTGAATCATATATTTTATGAACAATTACATATCGAAAATACAACGGTATTGAGTTGGCAATTATTGCAAAGTGCAAACAATTAGAAAGAGGTAAATATGGAAAATAAAGAAATAAACATAAAAGTAAATATGACAGGACACGATGTTGAGTTAATTGATGAAATGTTAATGATGCAAAAGAAGCTAGATGAAGCAATCATGGAAGAATATGGGTTAAAAAGAATTGAAGAATGGAAACTTAATTTAGCAATCTTAGATGAGGTAGGTGAGTTAAATCACGAATTAAAAGGAAATTGGTGTTGGTGGAAGAAAACTCAACCGAAAGTCGACAGGGAAAAAGTGCTAGGAGAATTAGTTGATATTTGGCATTTTGTATTGAGTTGGGAAAACAGTTTCAACTATAGCTACAGACGGCTATTTTCGAAAGATTATTTTATTGAAGATGTTAAAGATGTTTTGTGGTCACTTGAAAATAATAAAGGAATGATTGTTCAAAGACTTACGCAATTAACGCATTATCCAATTCGGAAAGTAGAAACGTTAATTGCGATAACAGAATACTTAGGATTTACAATCCAACAAGTATACAACGCTTATTGCAACAAAAATAAAGTGAATTATCAAAGACTAGAAAGTGGGTACTAGGCATGTGGATTAGAAGCCAATGTGGAAACATTTTAATGGATTGCGACTTTTTCGCAGTTGAAGAACACGGTGTTAAATACGAAGTGATTACATTAAGTGGCAAAAGTGGTATAAGCGTTGGTCTAGGTACATATACCACTAAATATAAAGCTTTAGCAGTTTTAAACGATATTCAAGAATGGTACGAATGTTTATACGGTGAAACATTCCAAATGCCACAAGATGAGGATGTGAAATTGTGACAAGAAAACCAATTCCTAAAAATATTCGTGAACAAGTATATCAGAAGTATGATGGTCATTGCGCTTATTGTGGATGTGAATTAGAGTACAAAGATATGCAAGTTGACCATGTTAAATCCGTGTTTTATTACAACGGAACAAACGATATAGATAACCTTTTGCCAAGTTGCAGAATGTGTAATTTTTATAAAAGCACATTTACAGTAGATGAATTTAGAAAGAATTTAGAAACATTGCACGAACGGTTAAGAAAGCCATTCATTTATCGCTTGGCGTTGAAATACGGATTGATTGAAGAGCATAAGAAGAAAGTTAAGTTTTATTTTGAAAATGAGGAAGAGAAATGGCAGAAAAAGAATTATTAGAAAAAAACAGATTCACAGAAGAAGACTATAAAAAAAAGGTTAAAGAACAATTCGATCAAATGCTTGAGGATATAGAAATGGAAGAAATCAGAAAAAAGCAGAAAAGAAAAGCAAACGCAGACATGAGAAAGCTTAAAAGACGGAAACTTACCGGCGAATGCATTGACAGTATATTCGAAAAAACATCGGG